ATGGCAATGATGGCGCTAATCATGGACAAGTATTACGACGGCGACATCGACGACATCGCTTCCGATGCGTGGAGCATGGCAGATCGGATGGAAAGAGAGGAGGAAGAGCGTGACGAGCAAAGAGGCGTTTGAACACCTGTTCGGTCAGTACGGCATCAACGATGCGGGGATCAGGATTTGGGAAGCGGCCATTCAATGGGAGCGCAACGAATTGATCGACAAAACGAAGCGGTACAGGGAGCGGTGCGACAACGGTATGAAGCGAATGGCGGCGGAAAAATTCATTGAAACCATAAAGCGAAGGATTAAAAATGACAGAGCAATTTGATATGTTTGAAGGCGAGGGACTCTTCCTCGCAAAGATGCGGAACAACTGGAACAAGAGCATCGAGAGCGACGGTGCGTACTGCCCTTGCTGTGGCAAGTGGGGAAAGGTCTACAAGACCAAACTCAGCCAGCACCTTGCGCTGTGCCTGCGTTGGATCGCAATCAATGGCGACGACGATGGTTGGGTCGACGTGCAGGCCAAAGGCCCGCGCTGGATGCTCAAGAGCAAGACCTACTCCCTGCTCGAGCATTGGGGTCTGATCGAATCCAAGTCTCAGCGGTCTGGCATATGGCGTGCAACGCTACGCGGCTGGGACTTTATCAACGGGCTGGTGGCTGTGCCATCCGCCGTTCACATTTACGACAACAAGGTCTGGGGCTTCGAGGATGAAGAGGTCACATTCCGTGGTTGCTTTGGCAAGCACTTCGACTTCGACGAGATGATGTCGGAGCAATTCAACTGGGCAAATATCAAAAAGGAGAGCGGCAATGTTTGATTCATTCGGTAATTTTTTCTGGACGTTCATGGCGATGTCTGGACTCATGTTCTGGTTCTGCGTGGTGGTCTTCATCATCATGGTGATCCGTCGCAACCGTCGCAAGTTCGGAGGCCGCAATGTCTACTGACCATCGCGACCCACACAAGGCGGTCGACTACATCATCGCCAACGCAAAGAAGTTTGCGAAAGCCAAAGCGGAGCGCGTGTACCTCGAGGAGTACCGCAAGTCGCTCAAGGCCATTCTGATGAAGCGTTCGATGGAGACTGCTGTCAATGCACAGGAGCGCGAGGCATACAGCCACGACGACTACGTCGCATTGCTGGTCGGCCTCAAGGAGGCTGTTGAGATCGAAGAGAAGTTGCGCTGGGACTTGATCGGCGCACAGGCCCGTGTTGAGATTTGGCGCACCGAGCAGGCCAACAATCGCGCCGAAGGCAAGGCAACGATATGAGGTACGGGCTTTGCATGGTTGGAGGTGCCTTCCTGTTGCAACTGGACACATGGATTTTCCAAACCATGTGGCTGGGTCTTGCAGGGGCGGCGCTGATGGTTTATTCGATGTATCTCGGGATCACTGGTAAGGAGAACTGAAATGGTTGCAAAACTTGGAAAGAAAAAATTGATGCTGGTTGCCGACATGGTGCCGGTGCAAAAAGAAGAAGAGACCCACGCCACCCCATGGGGCAAGGTGTGGACTCGCGGCGCTGATGTGATGGGCACATGGAAGCGCCATGGCTTCGTGCCACCCACAGAGTATCGCGACGACTATTTTTTCAAGATCAATCGCGAAGGAGGCGTCCGTGATTGAAGACCCAGAAGAGGAGGCATGGATGGAGTTGGAGCGCCGACAAGAGGCCGAGGGCTGGCGCAAGCGTCAGGTCTTGCGAGTGAAGAGTTTTGAGGATGCATTCAACGACTACCTCGACAACATGGGTGCGCCACGCACGGCCAGCAACGATGAGGTGCGTCGTCACTTCAACGCTGGTTGGGTGGCGGGCATTCGCAACGAGTGGGCGAAAGAGAGGAACGATTGATCGACTACGCACTACAACACTACTTCAGCGCGGCAGGGTGGCCCAAGTGCGCCATCTGTTGCAAGCCTGTTGATCGACTTGAAAGCGTCGACGACATCTACACGAATCGTCGCGTGTTCCGTGCTTTTTGCCACGGACAGGTAGACGAGGCCACTCTTGATGCAGTCACTCTTGAGGACAGTATCGAGATCAAATTCACATGGGCGTTCCAGCGCCCCGGATTGGAGAAGCCGAATGAAAAGATCGCCGCCGAGTAAAGACCTGTGCCTTGCGCTGGCGCAGTTCTACTGGGAAGACCGTAACCCACAGCGCAGTTGGGAGTACCTCCTCTGCTGGGGGTTTTATGAGATGTACATCGAAGGATGGTGGCAGGAATGACAACGCTGGCTGAGAAAAAGCACATGGGCCGCGTGGCCGAACTAGGCTGTGCGGTCTGCCGCCGCATGGGCTACCCGGGCACCCCGGCGGAACTACACCATCCGAGGGCCGGAACGGGGGCTGGGAGACGCGCAAGCCACATGGACGTCATCCCACTATGCCCAGAGCATCACAGAGGCCGTACGGGCCTCCATGGCCTCGGGACGAAGGGGTTCCCCAAGCACTGGGGATTCGACGAGGCTGACCTGCTGGCCGACGTCCGCCAACAACTAGGGGAAACTACCTAGAAAATAATTTGCAAAAAGGTGTTGACATGGTTTAACTCTGGGTTATACTAACACCACTGACCAAGCAATCAAGCCGTCAGGTAACAACGAAAGCGAGTTAAACCATGAACACTATCACCACCACCCAAGTCGATACCCTCGGTCAACTCTTGGCCCAGATCGCCGAACTCACCAAGCAAGCCGACGCCATCAAGGACGGCATCAAGGACTCCGCCAGCGCAGGCGGTGCCAAGGTTGTCGAAGGCGACCTCTTCAAAGCCACCTACATCGAGACCAACCGCTCGACAGTCGACTACAAGACCTTGTGCGCTGACCTTGGCATCACCGCCGACCAGATCGCCAAGTACAGCAAGACCGCCGCTGTGTTCAGCGTCAAGGTCACCAGCAAATAATCCACCACCAAAGCGAAAGGAAAGCGAATCATGCTCACACTCAACGACATCAACACCATCGAGTCCGACGAGGACTTCTCCGAGGAGGAATACTTCCTCTCGATCCAGCGGGCCATCAACTCCGGCGCGTGGAGTCTTCAAGGCTCCTACGGTCGCACGATGATGGACGCCATCAACGCAGGCCGCTGTGTCCTCGGCAAGACCCGCGCCCGCGACTACTGGGGCAACACCATCCCTTCGCGTGACGATGTCAAGCAGGGCACCAAAGGCTCGTACGACTTCGTGGCCGAGGCCATGGGCACCGAGTGGGCCGACATGATGGTGGAGGTGTGACATGGGCCAGTACCACGAGGTCTATAACCTAGACAAAAAAGAGCGCATCAACCCGCACGCCATCGACAACGGTCTCAAGTTGTACGAGCAGGTCGGCCACATCGCCAGCACCAGCACCGCACTCTTCGCACTGCTGGCAAACAGCAACGGGCGCGGGGGCGGCGACTTCCCTGAGCATCCGATGATCGGTCGCTGGGCCGGTGATCGCATCCTGATCCAAGGCGACTACGCCGAGAAGACCGATCAGGCCGCGCAGAACCCTGACGAACTCGAGGCATACACCGACATCTCTGCTGGCGTCGCTGAGATGCTGGCCGTCATCGAAAAAAATTACTGAGGAGAAGGCAACATGAGTCTGTACAACATGATCCACGGGTTCAACCCACTGGCTGGCGTCCTGCTGAGAGTTTTGGATGTCACGCCTGATCGCATCCCGCGATTCAGGGACTGCTACTTCAACGGCGAACACATCGTCATCTATACCCGCACTGGTGGCGGCAATCGAGACTACTACGACAGCCGAGAAACAACCGACTCTGAGGACTACGACGGCCCGTTCAACGATGACCTCCGCGCCTTGCCCGGTTTTGTGCGAGATGAGGATGACGACTACGACTCGACCTACGCCAGTTTTTATTTCACCGTGCCTGAGCAGTTCACCTATCTGCTCGACAAGTTGAAGTCGATGGCGCAGAAGGAGACGCAGTCCGAGCGGTGGGAGGCGTCACTCGAAAAAATCAAAACCGCAAGCCCCGACGATCCTGTCATCCAACGATTGACTGAAGCCATGCGCCCTGTGTTCGAGGGCATCGAAAAAGCGATGGAGAAAAAAAATGATTAAGTACGGCATCCTCGACTACATGGGCAAGGTCACCCGCTGGGTGTGGGACAAGCCCGCCGACCACTACAAGTTCATCACGGTGAAAATCAAGCGCACGCGCAAGCCGCGCTTTGACCTGACCCAATTTCCTGACGCACCCTTCTGAGGAGATCACCATGTTCGATCCAAAATCCGCCGCCGACATCAACTACATCAAGGGCTTTGACCACGGGTGCGATTACATCGTGGCCGAGATCGAGCGGCACATGAAGGAGGTGCCCAACACCGAGCAGGTGCTGGCTCCCCTCTTGCGCCACCTTAAAGGTGAGGGATTAGGGAAAGTACCTACAACAAAGTCAAAATAAATGTTGACGACGTTTAATTCCATGTTAAACTGCAAGCACTGACAACAAGGTGTTGTCGGGTAACCAACAGAAAGCGAGTTAACCATGTACCAGTACGCACGTTCCAGCAACCAGTCTGCATTCCGTTCCACCACCCCTCTGAGCAACGAGCAGATCGCCCGTTACGCCCCCAGCGTGCTGGCGCAGGAGGCCCACGAGTCCCGTGGTGAGCGTTACACCTTCATCCCCACCATCGAGGTGCTGGATGGCCTGCGCCGTGAGGGCTTCCAGCCCTTCGAGGTTCGTCAGACCCGCGTGCGTGACCAGTCCAAGCGTGAACACACCAAGCACCTCGTGCGCCTGCGCCACGAGTCCAGCATCACCAGCCTCGAGGAAGTGCCTGAGATCATTCTGCTCAACAGCCACGACGGCTCGTCCTCGTACCAGTTGCTGTCCGGCTTCTTCCGCTTCGTCTGCTCCAACGGCCTGATCGCTGGTGACGTCTGCAACGACATCCGCGTGCGCCACTCTGGCAACGTGGTGGACGACGTGATCGAAGGTGCTGTCCGCGTGCTGGACAACGTCGAGGAGATCGCTGGCCGCATCGACACCTACAAGTCGATCACACTGGCACCCGAGGAGGCCACCGTGTTCGCCAACGCCGCCCTGTCCCTGCGCTGGGACGAGGACAAGGCTCCCGTGCAGGCCGATCAAGTTCTTCGCACCCGTCGCTGGGCCGACAACAAGGCCGACCTGTGGACGACCTTCAACCGCGTGCAAGAGAACCTGCTCAAGGGTGGCTTGTCTGGCCGCTCCACCACCGGTCGCCGCACCAGCACCCGTGCCGTGGGTGGCGTCAACGAGAACGTCAAGTTGAACCGTGCCCTCTGGTCTCTGGCCGATGGCTTGGCCCAACTCAAGACCAATCAAGTCAGCATCGATGAGGCTCTGGCGGTTTAAGGTGAAGGAGGGGCTAAAGCCCCTTTTTCATTGCGGGGTATTGCGTTGACGTTTAAGTTGGTGTTATACTGGCATCACTGCAATAAGCAGGACAGCGAAGGAGAAGCGAAATGACATACGAAGCAGAGATCGAGACCACCATCGCAGGCATCCCCTGCTTGATCGGCGTCACCCACTACGAGTGCGTGCAAGGCTCGTACAACTACCACGCCGACAGCGACATGGACTACTACGGCTACAGCGAAGCCGAGTGGGAGGTGCTGGATCGCAAAGGCTACAAGGCCGCGTGGCTCGAGAGAAAACTCACTGCCCGCGACCACGACCGCATCAACGCTGAGATCGATCAATACTTCAACTGAGGAGAACACCATGACCCACTTCGACACCATGAACACCATCGTCAACCAGTTCTTCGACAACCTGCCGAAGTCCTACGTTGCCTACTGCGACTACATCGCGCACACCATCAGCAAGGAACTCAAGGCCAACGACACCGAGCGCCTGCTGTCCAGCGTGAGCCGCCCCCAGTTCGACATCACACCCGAGGGCAAGTTCGCCAGCACCAAGAAGACCATCGAGGTCGAGGATCGCTTCGGCAAGAAGTACCGCATCACGGTGGAGGAGGCATGAGGCAAGCCGTCCTGCTCACGGCCATCACGCTGGCCCTGTTTTGCGCCCTCAGCGCGATTTTTTACGGGGTGGCTATGTCTACCCCTCAACCAACCAAGAAAGCGCCTTCTGCGCCAGAAACCAAGAGGGTGTGGACATGAACCAGATCAAGCCCACCATGGCCCGAGCCAACCCTCGCGGCATGGAGAAGACCCACCTCGGTTCCCGGCAGGCCCGAGAGTTCATCGAGGCCGAGGCCATCGACATCTTCACGGCCATGACCAACGGGGGTTGCACCTTCCAGCAGGCTTTGGCCGCAATCTTTTTAAGCGGCATGAACGCCGCGCACACAGTGAGGCAGAACCCATGAAAGTTAAAGACCTGATCGAGCGGTTGAAGACCTTTGACCCTGAACTCATGGTGGTGCGCCCCGGGTATGAGGGCGGCGTCACTGAGATCGATCACATCACGTCCATCGAGGTCGCGCTCAACGTCAACGAGGAGTGGTACTACGGTGAGCATGAGCAGGTCGACGAGTTTTCCCACCGAGACCACAAAGGCGCAGAACGCGCCACCGTATTGGAGTTGACATGACCAGACAAGAGATCGACAACATGATGCGAGACCTGCCCAGCCAGCGGCAGTGGTACTACGAGCGGAGCCGCCGGTACATCATCGACGAGGCACTGGCAGGGGTTGCATTTGTCCTGTGTGTGGGTATACTCGTATTCATGTAAAAAGCGAATGCGTAGCGATCCTACAGCGAAAGCAAACCGAATCGGTAAACAAGGGGTGGTGCCCTCTACCAACACCGGAAACCCGCCACGAGCGGGTTTTCTTTTGGTCAATTTCATGTTAAAATTCAAGGCATAACAACACTGGAGAGTGAGATGGCAACAGCACAGCGCATTTACCTCGTCGGCACGCCCGACGGCAAGACCCGCCTGATCAAGGCAAGCCTGCGCCAGCAGGCACTGAGCCATGTGGCAAACACCATGCTGACCGTTCGCGTGGCATCGCAAGATGACCTCGTCAATGAGTTGAGCAAGGGCACCGCAGTGGAGCAGTACAGCAATCCCGACCAGCAAGAACTGATCGAGACTAGCGAGTCCCCAGCGAACTGATAGCGAATCGGTTTCCCCGCCCGATCAAATAAAACGGGGGCCAACGCGCATGGGGATTGCCACTGGTTTTCTTACCGGGTTTCCAGTGGGCCAACAATCCCCATCCGTGTTGGTGAAGGCGTAGGCTGATGCGCTGTTGGCGGCAAATCGGTTGTCTCTGTCGTCGAGTCAAGCCCAACCGAAAGCCGGAGATCAGCACCGGCCACCAACAACAACACTGGCGTCACAAAAGCGAATCGGATAAACTGACCCAACAATCAACCATTCGCAGGAGGAATAGGGATGACGCCCGAAACGCCAAAGAAGCCACGCAAGCCGCGTGCAACCAAGACCGAGACCGCAAAGGCCAAGCAGGCCGTACAGAAGGTCATCGGCGACGCCCAGACACAACTCAAGAAGCACGCTATCGGTAGACCCTCGTCCTACGATCCCGTAGTGGCAGAGAAGATATGCGAACTCCTCAGTGAGGGAGTGCCATTGAGAGAGATATGCCGCATGGAGGGTATGCCAGCGTGGAGGAACATCTACTTTTGGATGGCACGCGATGAAGACCTTTCTGCACACATCGCACGCGCCCGTGAAATGGGATATGACAACATCGCCGAGGAATGCCTCGACATCGCTGACAACTCGTCCAACGACTGGATGGACAGGGAGATCAGGAATGCCCACGGCAAGATCGAAGTCACCCGCGTGGTGGACACCGAACACATTCAGCGCTCGAAACTCCGCATCGAGACCCGCCTGAAGTTGCTGGCGAAGTGGAAGCCCGAGAAGTACGGGGACAAGACCATCATCGCCGGGGATGCCAACGGTGCCCCGATCAAGACCGAGGAGACTGGCTCAGGCCGACTGTTCGAGTTGATCCGCGCAATGGAAATGGGCAAGCGTGTCACTGGTTGAACACCTTGACGCTGACCTAGCCGAGGAGTTCGACAACCTCGACGAGGCCAACCGCATCGCGGTGCTGGCCCATACGGCATGGGTGACTGGTGCCCACGCCTACCAGATACCGCCACCCCTCGAGCAGGACTACCACGTCTGGATGATGCTGGCAGGCCGTGGAGCGGGTAAGACCCGTTCAGCCGCCGAAGCCCTGTGGTGGTGGTGCTGGGTGGTTCCCGGCTCCCGTGCGCTGGTGCTGGCTCCTACGTCCAACGACTTGAAGTTCACCTGCTTTGAGGGTCAGTCTGGCCTGCTGGCCTGCATACCCCAGCAGTTGATCCTTGACTACAACAAGCAGGATCACCAGATCAAACTGGTCAACGGCTCGATCATCCGGGGCATCTCAGCCGACGCCTACGAGCGTCTGCGCGGCCCGCAGTTCCACTTCGCATGGACTGACGAGTTGGCCGCATTCAACTACATCCAAGAGGCGTGGGACATGATGCAGTTCGGTCTGCGTCTGGGTGACAGCCCCAAGGTGATCGTGACCACGACGCCCCGGCCCAAGGACTTGATCCTCGAGTTGATTGGCCGTGAGGGTGACGACGTCATCATCGACCGTGCATCGACCTACGACAACAAGGACAACCTCGCGCCCACCTTCCAGCGTCAGTTGGAGCAGTACAAGGGATCGAAGTTGTACCAGCAGGAGGTGCTGGGCGAGATCGTCGACCTCGAGGATGGCAAGGTCGTCTCCCGCGATATGTTCCGCCTGTGGCCTGCCAACAAGCCGTTCCCCAAGTTCGAGTTCATCGTGCAGTC